TCACGCCGCTCTCACGATATAGTTAAAGGCGATGTTGCGGGGACGTGCAACACCGCAATATGGATAGGGATCAGTCACAGTTTGCCCAGACACAACGTTAACCCGGATGGACGGATACTTAGCTGAGGTCAATTCAGCGGTATCCCAACCGACATTGGCTTTTGTCGCTGCTTCGCCAACATTATTCAACGTCGCCATATTGATATTGTTGGCAATATCGCCAACGATGAGCGATCCAGTCTGTGCTGACAAAATAGCACGCCCCGCATCCACCCCTCTCCCATCATCCCAGCCACGAATAAATTCGCCGCGCAGATCTGGCAGTACGCCAGACGGGTAGACCTGCGCCAACCGTGGATACAGACTTTTATCAAATGCCTGACCGTTACATTTGAGCCAGCCAGCCGGAGCGGCGGCTTGTGCCCAAGGCTGGGGGATACCCACGATGTCATTAATATCCAGTTTGAGTTTGAAGTTGCTGTCGGTTTTATCAGACAGCAGGCCAACTGCGTGAGCAACAGCATCAGCAACAAACGCCGTGGTTGCCAACTGTGTCGTACTCGTTCCTGCTACGGCGGTCGGTGCCGCAGGAGTACCGGTAAATACCGGGCTTTCAATCGGCGCATACTGCTTATGCGGGTTAACGGCAGCGACATGATCAGCCAGCAAGGTATCGGCATAGCGCCGCGTCGCCAGTGCCACCGTCGGGTCAAATTTCAGCGTTATCGCATCGGTACGGCTGACAATCAGGATCATGCGCACCGTCTGCACCCGGCCCGACCCCTCCTTCAGTTCCGGTTTATAGGTTTCCGGGCAGTTACCGAGCGCAATCAAGTCACCATCAATATCGTACAACCCGATTTCACGCAGCCAGAATCCCCCTTCATTTTCCGGGATCACTTGCTCGGCAATCATCTGATTGGTGTTGTCCGGGTCAACCGTTAGCGAGTTGATTACCCCACGTCGCTTTTCATTCACCAATTTGGTTTGCAGCGGATCGGGGGTGGGGAGCACGCCGTTGCCATCCCCCACGCCCATTTGGGCCAGCTCCAGCGCTTTTCCTGCGGCTATCGCCGCCGCCAGCTTTTTCTCACCCACCTGGGTGAGCAAGGTAAAGTATTTCGTTCCCATCGTTTCTCTCATCAGCATGAATGTAAAGGAAAAGGTCAGGCAGTGGTCGGGGAAAATCAGCACACGGCAAGCGTGCACTGTCCTGTCTGCCGTCTGACAACCATTATGCTGATAGCCCGTTAAATCACCCGTTCATACGGATGTGGCAGCGATGGCACAACATCATCACTACACGGCCAGTGACAGGAACGAGCGATAAGACCCTGGAGGGATAACGCATTCGAATGGGCTAGCAAAAAACAACCCGTTCGGAATAACAACGCCGCGTTATTCCGAACGGGTGTAGCGTCTCATCAGTGTGATGGTGGGGTCGGCCAGTCGATGTCCGGTGTATGACTCAAATCGACGCGACTTAACTGCACCAGATAGATTTTCCAGCTTTTAAGCGCCTCGGTTTCCTGCTCGGTGGCGATGTCCAGTTCCTGCGCATAGGTCAGCTCGCGAATGCGGTCATGTGCTATCTGGCGACGGGCGTCATACTCCTGTCGGGCCGATTGCGCCAGGCTTGCCTGATAGGCCGCCGTATCCGTTACCCATTGCGCCCCCTCCCAACGGTCAAAGGCACTGGCAGGCGGCAGCAGGGTGAGGTTTGCGGGCAACGCACCCAGCTCACTCACCACCTGTGGCTGACGGGTCTGCGTGTCATAAGCGGTCTGCCCACGTAAATCAGGCACCCATTCCCACTGCAGGCCGTCAGATGAACGCCGTAGCGCCTGCCCTTCCACCGCTGGCTGTGGCGGCTCATCGGCATAGCTATGGGCAGGAATCCCGGTACCAACCATCAGGTATTCATCGCTGTAACCATCATACTCACGGGTTAACACATCCACGTGGTACACCCGCAACCAGCCTGCCTGGGTGGCCATCCCCTCTGCCGCCAGCACTGCGCGCACGTCCTGCGCCGATATCGTCATTACGCCGCCCTCACGATGTAGTTAAAGGCGATGTTGCGAGGCCTGATATACCATTTACCTCTTGATCCATTCGACGTAGCTCCCGGAATATTGCTCAGTGCTCCTGTCATTGATAAATCAAAACCACGCTCAGTATTCCCAAGAACGATAGCTGATGCAGTAGTACCGTTTTCTAAATCTGGTTGTATCCACGTAGATTCTTGCATAGATAGCAATGATCTACCTGAATCTATCCCCCTCCCATCATCCCAGCCACGAATAAATTCACCGCGCAAATCCGGCAGCACACCTGACGGGTAAACCTGCGCCAGCCGGGGATAAGCGCTTTTATCAAACGACTGACCATTACATTTCAGCCAGCCTGCCGGGGCGGTCGCCTGCGGCCAGGGTTGTGGGATCCCCACAAACTCATTGATCAGCAGGTACTGCGAATGCGGGTTAGGCTCAGCAAGATGCCCCGCCAGCAGTGTGTCGGCATAACGCCGTGTCGCCAGCGCCACCGTCGGGTCAAATTTCAGCGTTATCGCATCGGTACGGCTGACGATCAGAATCATGCGCACGGTCTGAATTCGGCCTGACCCTTCCTTCAGTTCCGGTTTATAGGTTTCCGGGCAGTTTGCCACCGCAATCAGATTACCGGCCGCATCATAAAGCCCTATTTCACGCAGCCAGAACCCCCCTTCATTTTCCGGTATCACCTGCTCGGCAATGACCTGACCGGGGTTATCCGGGTCCACACTCAGGGAATTAATCACCGCCCGGCGTTTTTCATTCACCAGTGTGGTCTGTGTCGGGTCCGGCGTCGGGAATACACCACCACCATCCCCCACCCCCATATGGGTAATTTCCAGTGGTTTTCCGGTTGAGATTGCCTGCGCTAATTTCGCCTCACCGATATGGGTGAGAATCGTAAAATATTTGGTTCCCATCGTTTATCTCGTCTGCATGAATTTAAAATAGAGTCAGCGGCAAAAGTATTGCCGTAATACCAGAGTCGAGTGTTCGTTCTGCGTTCTCACAACCATTATGCAAAGATACTAAAATAATTACCTGTTGATGGTGTTGTTTCTGCTATGGCACAACAGACCCGATAAATAGCTCTCTCTATCACAAAAATTTAAAATAAAAATTAAAAATATTAATGAAATAAAATCCAAGCAATAAATAATAGAAATAGTTTTATTATTTAGTATTACGCTGCTCTTACAATGTAACTAAAAGCAATATTGCGTGGATGCACACGTATGCCCGTTGTTCGAGCAACCGCCGTCGTAGAGGACTGCGTACCAGTAAAACCATATTCGAGTGCTGAATACGTCTGTTCTGGTGTACCATCATAATCAGCGGCTGCCGTACCAAAACCACCATTCGCCAGCGCATCTCGTCCCCACGAACTCGCAAAGTTCCAGTCAGCTATAACCCGCGTAGCATTTTGATTACTCAACAGTGCACGCCCTGAGTCCGCTCCCCTCCCATCATCCCAACCACGAATAAACTCACCACGCAAATCCGGCAATACGCCTGACGGGTAAACCTGTGCCAGCCGTGGATACACGTTTTTATCAAACGCCTGACCGTTGCATTTGAGCCAGCCCGAAGGCACGTTAGCCTGCGGCCAGGGTAGTGGAATACCCACGATGTCATTAATATCCAGTTTTAGTTTGATGTTGTTGTCGGTTTTATCTGACAGTGAATTCACCGCCCCTGCCACAAATGCCGTCGTTGCCAGTTGTGTTGTGGTCGTTCCTGCCACTGCGGTCGGCGCGGTGGGAATTCCCGTCAATGCCGGGCTTTCAATCGGCGCATACTGCTGGTGTGGATTCGCGTTGGTGAGGTGTTTCGCCATCAGATCATCGGCGTAGGCTTTCACCTCAATGGCTTTGTCATCAACCGACTGACGGGTTGCCAGCACCACTGACGGGTCCACTTTCAGGGTAACGGCGCTGGCATTGCTGACCACCAAAATCATACGCACGGTTTGCACGCGACCAGAGCCTTCCTGCAATTGCGGTTTGTAGGTGTCCGGGCAGTTGGCGACCGCGATCAAATCCCCATCCACATCATATAACCCGATCTCACGCAGCCAGAACCCACCCTCATTCTCCGGGATCACCTGTTCGGCAATAATTTGGTTTGGGCTATTAGGATCCACTCTCAACGCATTCAATACTGCCCGGCGTTTTTCATTAATTAATGCCGTCTGTGCCGGGTCAGGCGTTGTCGGGTTACCGCCCCCATCGCCTATCCCCATGTGGGTAATATTCAGCATTTTTCCAGATGCTGCAGCATTCGCCAGTTTCGCCCTTCCCACCTGGGTGAGCAATGTCATGTATTTCACCGTCATACCATTTTCCTTTCAGGTCAGCTTAATCCGTCATATGGCATCGCATATCCGTAGCGCGAAGACTGCCGTCTGTTTTTGCAAGCCATTTCATTTTGTTGTTGCCTCTGACAACATTATGCAAAGAGACGGCAGGCAAATCGTCTGGCTGGCGTTGTATCGGCTATGGCACAACAACACGGGTGAAAAAAACCCGCCATCAAGGCGGGAAAAATAAAAAAGACGATGAGAAAAACTAAAAAAGAAAAATACGGTTATTTATTTTCGGGTAATAATGGCCATTCAATAGTGACGGGAAACCCCGCCTGTTCAGGAATCTTGCGCAGTGCTTCCCGATATGTACGCCAGACCTGTTGATCTACTGGAGCATCAGGCGCTTGTGTCCAGTCACTGGTAGCCAACAAGCTATCTCGTTGACGCCGCACAGCCTCCGCCAACTGCGTTTGCGATGGGGATGCGGGTGTAACCGCTATCGGTTTTTGGGTTGATTCATCAAACACAATAGCGTTACCAAGAGCCTGTTGGCTTAATAAGTCCTGATAATCATCATCACTGATTTCAATAGCATCATCAGGAACATTAACACCGTGAATTTCACGGCTATAAAAACCATTAAACGATTTAGAGTAAAACATATTACACCTCAATTCCCTATTGCAATAAACTGATATGAGATACCCGAAGAGAACTCAACGGAACCGCCATTACGGACAAAGGCGCCATACCCTTTCAGCATTTCTTTTGTACTATTACTTTGCCCATACACTGTCACCCCCGTATAATTCCAGCCAACAGAGTTATTTTCCGTAACAACGACGGAGAAGATATTATTAGGATAGGCAATAGGGAATGACTGGTTGATAACCCCGGCACCTAACGTTACCCCTGTCCCCCATTGCATAATAATGCCGGACGGTAAAATTTGATAACCATTCAACCCTGCACCAACAACGCCCACGCCACCAATCGCACGCCACTGTGGCCCCGTGGAAAGGAATTTTATATTCGTCCCACTTTTAACCGTCATCGTATTTGAGCCAGATGGGTTATTAGGCCCCAGAATATTCACCCCTGCCCCAGAAATCGTCACCGCTCCATTGGATCCATTATTAAACTCAATAACCCCACCAACGCAAAGGGACGCGTTCGGTAACGTAATCGTAATACCTGCCACTTGGGCTTCAATAAAGCAGCCAAACGCATCACCGGTTAACACCTGGCTTTCTTTGACACCCAATACCGACCTCATATTACCCAAGGCTCTTTGCACAAACGCGGTAGTCGCAAGGCTGCTATCGGCATCAAATAGCGGTGGCGTTGGTGCCGTGGGATTACCGGTAAATACCGGGTTTTCAATCGGTGCATACTGCTTGTGTGGATTCGCCTCACTCACATGGCTGGTCATCAGCGTATCGGCGTAGGCCTTCACCTCAATCGCCTTGTCATCAACCGACTGGCGGGTTGCCAGCACCACCGCCGGATCAACTTTCAGGGTGACCGCACTGGTGTTACTGACCACCAGAATCATACGCACGGTTTGCACGCGACCAGAGCCTTCCTGCAACAGTGGTTTATAGGTGTCCGGGCAGTTGGCGACCGCGATCAAATCCCCATCCGCATCGTATAACCCGATTTCACGCAGCCAAAACCCACCTTCATTCTCTGGAATTATCTGTTCGGCAATAATCTGGTTTGGGTTATTGGGATCCACTCTCAAAGAATTCAATACCGCCCGGCGTTTTTCATTAATTAATGCCGTCTGTGTCGGGTAAGGCGTTGTCGGGTTACCACCACCATCCCCCACACCCATATGGGTAATATTCAGCATTTTTCCTAATGCCGTGGCATTCGCCAGTTTCGCCGCCCCCACCTGGGTGAGTAATGTCATGTATTTCACTGCCATACCATTTTCCTTTTGCATCGTCTTAAATCGTTATCTGATATCGCAATCATCACAGCAGGAATCGCTATCTGTGTTTGCAAGCCATTCCATGTTGTTGTTGCCTCTGACAACATTATGCAAAGAGATAGGGGATAAATCGTCTGATAGGCGTTGTATCGGCTATGGCACAACAGTACAGATAAAAATAAACCCGCCATTAAGGCGGGAAAAATAGAAAAGAGTAAACATTCCAAATTAAAGAAATAACGATGTAATTTAGAAGTCCATTCTGTTTTATAAAATATCTAAAAAATAAATACAATCCGCAGCATTTTAAATGCTGGCGTTAAACTTATTTCTTCGGTAAATCCGGCCAGTCGATATCTGGTGCAGTAGTAGTGTCAATGCGGCTGAGTAATACCAAATATCGTTTCCACTCGGGTAATGCACTTTTCTCTGCATCAGTAGCAATACCCAGTTCATTAGCATACATTAACTCAGTAATCCGCGATGTTGCCACCGATCGACGTGCCTGTAATTCTTGCCCGGCAGTGGCTATTGCCACCTTAGCTAATTCATCAGCAGATGGCTCTGGGATCGGTATCGCAACCGGCTTACCTGATAACGAATCAAACTGGATAATATGTCCATCCGCCTGTCTGGTCAGCAATGTCTGATAATCATCATCGCTGATTTCAACTACATCTGATGGCATGGAGCTACCATGGATCTCTGAAAGATAAAAACCACGAGTTGAAGGGGAAAAATAACGCATAATTAAAATCCTACAGCCAGATAACTGATGATGCAGCCAGAAACCGGCAAACCTGATGAATAATACCAGGTTGCCCCCACATTAGATGCTCCCTCAAACGACGAATTAACAAACGCCTCAGCGGAAATCCCCGTCCTAATAGCCCCGGATATTGAAAAAAGCGCATTCGGGAATGCTATCGGAAATGCAAATGACTGTGTTCTATAGACATTGGCAACACTGGGCGCCATCGCCAACATTCCCCACTGGAAAATCACGCCGGATGGCAAAACCTGATAGCCATTCGTTGCGGGCAAGCATCGAAGGGATTCGGCATAACGCATCTGTACCACCCCACCAGCCATCGTCCAGCTATTGATACCGTTCGACACCAGCACCACATTTTCAGCCTGACCCATTCTGAACGATGTAATGAGTGAATACGTCGTATCAATAGGCTGGTTATTTGACGAACTGATAACCCATCCTGATTGTCTTGACGAAATATGTAACGTCGTCCCTGCTGGGACAGCAAGAGCACTCGGTAAAAATACCGTTCCGGGCGTACCATCTAACATCACAAACCGACCAGCATCATCCACAGTAATATTCCCGGCCGACGTGATTTGCCGCACACCAGAAAGATTACCGATCGCCGTATGCACAAACGCCGTAGTCGCAATACTGCTATCCGCATCAAATAAAGGTGGTGTCGGTGCAGTGGGATTACCGGTAAAGACCGGGCTCTCAATCGGCGCATACTGCTTGTGTGGATTCACAGCAGCAATATGTGCGGCTAATCCATTGTCGGTATATGACTTAACCTCCGTGACTTTCGTATCGGTATACGCCAACGAAGATACGTCCTTGTCATCGACATATTGCCGACTGGCCAACACTACCGCCGGGTCAATTTTCAATGACACCGCATCAACCTGGCTGACAGCCAGAATCATACGTACCGTCTGTACACGGCCAGAACCTTCCTGTAACTGCGGCTTATAGGTTTCCGGGCAGTTAGCCACTGCAATCAAATTATCATCGTCATCGTATAAACCGATTTCCCGCAGCCAGAATCCCCCTTCATTTTCCGGGATCACCTGTTCGACAATAATCTGGTTCGCATTAGTGGGGTCGATACTCAACGAATTAATCGCAGCACGGCGTTTTTCATTCAACAGCGCAGTCTGGGAGGGATCCGGCGTGGGTAATATACCACCGCCATCGCCTACGCCCATCCGTGCGATCGCCAGTTGTTTTCCCTGCGCGATAGCATTAGCCAGCCTGGCGGCTCCCACCTGGGTAAGCAGAGCCGTATATTTCGTGCTCAT